GCTAATGATGACTATGTTGATAGTACAACACAAGCCGTGTTAAGATACAGGCAAGGTAATTATGTAGAATCTCCTACTGACTATAAGGAAGATCGATATGATTATCCTGGAAAAGAATATAAATATTATTAAGGAGATTATTATGGCAGACAAATACGAAATGTATAAACAAATTGGTAAATTACCTTTAGTTAAAGATTCTAATACTGATACTTCTGATTATGTAAAAAGAAGATTAACTTTATCAGGAGTTAAAAGTAAAGATTCAAAATTAAGTTCTGAAACTTCTGAATTTCTAAAAAGAAGATTAACGCTATCAGGACCAAAATCAGCTTCGGTATTAACTAAAGTTATTAAAAAAAGTCCTATTGGTAAAGCGGTTGATACTGTTATTAAAGTCGGCGCGGGTGTTGGTGCTGGATACGAATATGCAAAATCTAAATTCAAAAAAGATGAAGTAGAAAAAGATGAAGTAGAAAAAAAATCATCAGGTGGAATGATTATCGGTAAAGGTAAGGATTACATCAAAGATTTATTATAATGAAAAAATTAAAAGTTGAAAAAGCTTTCATTGGAAAATTTATTTCTCAATTTCCAGACATATTTAGTAAAGTTACGAATACTGGTGTAATAGGTGGTAACAGTGCTACTTGGAGTAAAGACAAGATGACTAACTTAAGTAAAAATGCACCAAATTCTTACGGTACTGGAGAAAAAAGTACAGGACAAAAAATGACAACCTTAAGTAAAGGTGGTATGCTAAAACAAGGAAAACCAAAAATAGCTATGAAAGGTTGGAAATAATGGCGAAAAAGAAAACTAAAAAATCACAAATGGAAGCTGATATTGAAATTTATCAAAACGATAGAACAAAACCTCTTCCTAAAGAAGCATACGAACAAGAAGATCAAGAACTTAGATACGAGAATCCTGAACCTTCTATTGAACAATTTTCATGCGGCGGCATGGGTAAAGCTTACAAAGGCGGCAAGTTTATTGGCTGTAAGTAATTTATGGCTGAGGACTTTTCTAAAATAATAGAATCCGTTGATGGAGTAAGTCCTTCCCAACAAGACGTTAAACAAGTCGAAGAATATAAACCATCTTCTCTCCCTGGGTATGTTGCAGGAGCAGGAGTACTAGGTGGCCTTGGAGCGTTAATCGCGGGTCGTGTTCCTGGACTCAAGACTCTTAGTCGTATTGCCTCTAAAACAAAACCCATACCTCAAGCACCACGGATCACGGAACCTGTTGTCTTAGATAAGGTGGATGAAATCATTACTGTTGTTCCTACCAGAATAGATCGAGCTACAGATACTATCAAAAGTGCAAAACCCATGTATTTAAAAATCATGGATGACTTTGAGAAAGTAAAACAAACAAGTATCCAACAACCTCTAACGATGGGTGGAACTAAAGGACGATTTGGATCTGCTTTATATGATTTTATTGCACAACACCCTTCAAAAAAATCTTTGAGTCCTGATGCATGGATTAATGAATTTAAAAACTTTAATCGTTTATCCGACTTTAAAGTAAATGTTCCTGGAACAAAGGTAAAAGGAAGTATTAGCAAAGAAGAATTATTTGATACCAATATAGCACGATTTAATAATCAAAATGAATTAGTAGGTGGTTTTTTAAAAGTAGCACAAGAATCGAATTTACCTGTATCTAAATTAGATTTATTAAAGTTAGTAGAAAAATCTCCTGCAGCTAATTTAAAAGTAAGACGATTTAGTCTTCCTAGTCAAATGGCAGATGAAGCAGAGTATTTATCCGATATGGTATATCAAGGTAGAGAAGCAGCTAAACTTAAAATAGATGCACTACCTTCTACTTCACCTAATCTTAAATCGGACTTGCGAATTACCTTAAATTCTTTAACACAAGACTTTATGGAGAATTTATCTAAAACTAGTGTGAGATATAGAGAGGGTCATACTATTGCAGATTATAATTCTCCTTTGTATAAAAATAGAAACGACTTTGACAAGTTAAAAGAATTTGCAAGAAATTATAAAAACACCAATAAAGAAGATTTATTTGAACCTGGTTTTTTAGAGACACTGGAACAAAGAAGTATTGCATTGGATCGTACTCACCAAGCAGAAAAAGGAAAAGGCTTATATCCAAGATATGGTGGTCAGGCAGAATATAAAATTACAGGAGCAGAAAAATATTTTGAAGATGTTGCTTATTATCCTAACCCTATTCCTTACCGTAGAGATATTGATCCAGGTCATTTTGGTTCAATCAACGGAGAACCATTTAAAAATCAATTATACCACGTACGTTATGGTCAGCGTTCGTTAGAAGGCAATCCTAATAAAAAAGTATATTCCATTGATGAGATGCAATCAGATGTACAACAGAAAGCTTTTGCTAATGATCCAACTCGAGCTAAAGTAACTAATCCATTTAACACCGAAGCAGAATTTCAACAAGCAAATGTTGCTTTAGATAATTTAAAAAATCAAATGAAAGTAATTGCAGATAAGGGAGATAAGATTACCCAACAAGATACGGTTAACTATTATAAATTATCTCAAAAGTTTGATGAGTTACGAGCAAACACTATTAATGCTTCTAACATTGGAAAAAAAACAAGTCAGTATACGGATGGCTCAACACCTTACATGCCTATGTTTGGTAGAGATGTATGGGGAGATCATGCATTAAAAAATGTTATGAAGTCTGCAGCAGAAAACAATGTAGAGTGGGTGGTGGTTAATCCAGTAGAACGATTACACGTTAAACGAAATGTGGGATCCGATACTTTTGGTAAATTAGGTAACTGGGAATTTTATGGTGGTGTAGATGGTATGGCTGGAAGAAAAGGATTGAAAGCAACTTCAGATGAAAGAGGAAAAATATTAACGAATCCAAAACAAACAGCTGTTATTCCAGAACGAATGAAACAATTAGCTAAACAATACAATACAGAAGCAAAAACAATTCGAGTATCTTTATCGGATCCTAATAAGCCATTTAAAGTGATAAAAGATACAGATTATGATAACGCAACGATTAAAAAATTAGGACTTAACCCTAAAACTGTAAATGAACATATTGGTGCATTTAAGACTGCTCGTGAAGCGGAGGTCTTTGCAAGTAGTCACGGTGGTAGAATGACAATTATGGATAAAAATGATCCTGATTTATATTATGAGGCATTTGGTATTAAAATAACCCCTGAGATGAAAGGAACACCTTTTAAACTGTACAAAAAAGAGGGTGGGCTAGTCGTAAATTTATTTGCATGATATTATAAACCTGTTATAACAATAAGGAGATAATTATCATGGCAAGTAAAAACTTAAAAAGAGCATTAGGTATGGGCTTGGCTGCTGTTGCAGCATCAAAATTACTGGGTGCTAAAGCTGACGCAGCTAAAAAACTATTATCCTCACAACAAACTGATACAGGGGATTTTGGTAATCAAATGGTTAACGATACTGTACTAGCGCAAGGAACTAGAAAAGCAATGTTACCAATGTTACCAAAGAAAAAACCAATGGGAATTGGTCCAGCATCTATGTTAATGGGAATTGGCGAAGATGAATATGGTTTACCTGCAGGTGCTAAAAAAGGTAAAATGATTAAAGCATCTAAAGGAACAGCGGTCGTTGCTAAATGTAAATTAGGAAGAACTAAAGCTACTAAAATTTATTAATTCATGGCTGAAGTTGAAAAACAGAATGAGCTTCCAGAAGAGGAAGTAACTGCAGAAGAAGTTGATGTAGAAATTGAATCACCGACTGACGATATGGAAGTCGATGTAGAAGAGGAACAAGTTTCTCAAGAAGATTTTTATAAAAACTTAGCTGAAGATATGGACGAGCGAACACTTGGTCGTATCTCTTCTCAGTTAATGTCTGATTACAAAAAAGACAAAGTCTCAAGATCAGATTGGGAACAAACGTACACTCAAGGTTTAGATTTATTAGGATTTAAATATGCGGATATGACTAGACCGTTTCAAGGTGCAAGCGGTGTAACTCATCCTCTTTTGGCAGAAGCAGTAACACAATTTCAAGCACAAGCTTACAAAGAATTATTACCAAGTGATGGACCTGTACGAACACAAGTCGTAGGTTCACAAACTCCAGAGACAGAACAACAAGCAGAACGAGTTCAAGATTTTATGAACTACATGTTGATGGAAAAGATGGAAGAATATACTCCAGAATTTGATCAACTATTATTTTATTTACCATTAGCAGGATCTGCATTTAAAAAAGTTTATTACGATGAAATTATGCAAAGAGCAGTTGCTAAATTTGTAGAAGCACAAGATTTAGTAGTTCCTTACTATGCAACTGATTTAAAAGATTGTGAACGAATTACCCATATTGTTAAAATGGGAGAGAACGATGTATTAAAAAAACAACGAGCAGGTTTTTATAGAGATGTAGAATTAATTCCTAAACAACCTGAAGATAATAAAATTCAAGACAAACTAAATCAATTAGAAGGTGTTAAGCCTTCTGGAGAAAGAGAGTATCAATATAACATTTTAGAAATGCATATTGATTTAAATTTAGATGAGTTTGAAAATGAAAATCCTGAAAAAGAAGTTAAAGTTCCTTACATTGTAACTATTGATGAAGGATCAGGAGAAGTTTTATCTATTTATCGTAATTATAGTCCTGATGATGAACTAATGAAACGTAAAGAATATTTTGTTCATTACAAATTTTTACCAGGATTAGGCTTTTATGGCTTTGGATTAATCCATATGATAGGTGGATTGAGTAGATCTGCTACTGCAGCATTAAGACAATTACTAGATGCAGGTACTTTAGCGAACTTACCAGCAGGATTTAAGTCACGAGGAATAAGAATTCGTGATGATGACCAACCATTTCAACCAGGAGAGTTCAGAGATGTGGATGCACCAGGTGGAAATATTAGAGATCAGTTCCAAATTTTACCTTTTAAAGAGCCAAGTCAAACATTATTTCAACTTTTAGGCTTTGTTGTACAGGCAGGACAACGATTTGCAGCTATTGCAGACATGCAATTAGGTGAAGATGCTCAAAATAGAGCTGTTGGAACGACAATTGCACTCTTGGAACGTGGTTCAAGGGTCATGAGTGCTATTCACAAGCGTTGTTACTATGCAATGAGACAAGAATTTAGACTTTTGGCATCTGTTTTTGCAGATTATTTGCCTCCTGTGTATCCTTATGCAGTTTATAATGCAGATGCAGCAGTAAAACAGACAGATTTTGATGATAGAGTCGATGTAATTCCTGTTGCAGATCCAAATATCATGTCGATGGCACAAAGAGTGACACTTGCAAACGAAAATTTAAAAATTGTAATGTCTAATCCACAAATGCACAACGTAAGAGAAGCTTACAGACGAGTTTATGAAGCGTTAGGAACAAAACAAATTGATAATTTATTAAAACCAGACATTCAACCTGTTCCTGAAGACCCAGCAACAGAAAATGCGAAAGCATTACAGATGCAATTACTAAAAGCATTTCCAGAACAAGATCATGATTCACATATTGCAGCCCATATTGCATTTATTCAATCTAGAATGGTTCAAGTTAATCCTATGGTATATGCATTATTACAAGGACACATTTCTGATCACATTGCTATGAAAGCACATGGAGAAGTAGGAGCTATGATAGAAGAAAATGATCAAATGAAACAACTTCAACAACAAGATCCACAAGGTTTCCAAGTTCAATTTAATAGTATGGTTGCAAAAATAGTTGCTCAATTAACTGCAGAACTAGTTCAACAAGAAGCAGGTACACAAAAACCTGATCCTTTAGTTCAATTAAAACAAAGAGAACTAGATTTACGAGCTATGGATATGCAACGTAAAGCAATGGAATCTCAACAAGATATGGATATGAAACAAAGTGAATTTGATGAAAAGATTGATATCGAAAAAATGAAAGTCGAAAATCAAGAACAACAAGCTGAACAAAGAAGTCAACTTGCTCAAACTAAACTAGCTATACAGGCTCAACAAAATGAAGATAGGTTAGCCTTACAAGCACAACAAATGAGGAATAGAAATGCCCCTAACAAAAAAAGGTAAAAAAATAAAAAAAGCAATGGAAAAAGAATACGGTAAGAAAAAAGGTGAAAAAGTATTCTATGCATCTGCTAACAAAGGTAAAATTAAAGGTGTTGCCAAAGGTAAAAAAGCATAATGAATTATTCTAAAGGTAAAAAATTTGGACCCCCTCCTGCTAAAGGACCTTGTTCTCAAGGTTGTCCTTACAGAGAAAGTACGTCTAAAAATATTTACCCTGGAAACAACTCAATTCAATTAAAAGGTCATAAGTTCACAGGAGTAAAATAATGTTTCCATGGAGTTTATTAGGTTCTGGAATCAAAGCCGCAGCAGAAATTTATTCTAATAAGAAAAAATCTGAAATTGCTATGTCAGAAGCAGCATTGCTACATGCTGAAAAGATGAAGCGTGGTGAAATTGAATATCAAGGTAAAATATTTGAATCACAAAAATCAGATTGGAAGGACGAATTCATACTCATTGTTCTATCCTCACCATTGTTTTTATTAGCATATTCTGTATTTGCAGAAGATGAAAAAATTTCTCAAAAGTTAGATCTGTATTTTGAGAAACTACAAAATATGCCGTGGTGGGTGACTGGACTTTGGATTTCAGTGGTGGCTGCTGTGTACGGAATTAAGGCAACAGATATTATTAACACTAAAAAAGGAAAGTAATATGGAAACATTAAAAAAAATTGGAAGCATTGTAAGCATGGTTGTTTGTAAATTATTACAAGCTGTCCAATGGATAATTTGTAAGTTATTTAAAATTATCCCTTGTAAATGTAATCACGATTGCAATTGTAAAAAGTAATTGCTATTTGTAAAAAAAGATTGTATAGAATGGCTACATGAATCAATACAGATGTAGCCATTCCGAAGACTTAGATATTTTTGACGAATGTATCAAAAACTTAACTAAAAAATATGGAGTTACAATTGAAATTGGTGTACATGAAGGAGGCGGTAGTAAACGTATTATCGATGCTTATAAACAATTTCATCCTAGCGCTCT